ATGATCCTTGACCAGAGGCATGGCTACTCAGGCTTAGCCATTGAATTAAAGGTAGGCTACAATAAGCCATCAGAGCATCAGCTGGCTATCTTTGACAAGCTGGTTGAGCGCAAGTGGATGGTGATAGTCTCCTGGTCACTTGATGAGACTATAAGCCTGATTGATAACTATTATTCAATAAAGTCAATATGAAAATAAATGAGCAGGGATTCTGGGAGAATCCAACCGGAGAAGGGCATGCATTCGATAGGCCACTAGCCGGAGCTATTGTGAAGCTATTCCAGAAGCATCACTTTAACAGTGTGTTAGACTTAGGCTGTGGCATGGGTGACTATGCTCACTTGCTCCAGGCATACAATTACAAAGTGCATGCATACGATGGCAACCCGAACACACCACAGCTAACAGTAGGGCTTGGTCAGGTTGCTGACCTTAGTCAGCCATTTGATTGCGGTGAGCAAGTTGATGTGGTCATGAGTCTGGAGGTCGGTGAGCATATCCCGAAGGAGTTTGAGCAGACATTCCTTGACAATGTGGTAGTCAATAAGCCAAAGATGATCATCCTTTCATGGGCAGTGCCTGGGCAAGTAGGTGATGGTCATGTAAACTGCCAGCCTAATCAATACATAGAGGAGCAGATGAATGCGAGAGGCTATAAGATGAACAAGTCAATGACTTACATGTTGCGCCATCATAGCAGCCTCTGGTGGTTCAGAAACACCATCATGGTATTTGAATAAATATTTGGCAGTCTGATTTAGTTTGTATTTTATTTGCAAAAAAATAATCTAACCAATGGAAGAATTGACCAAATTAAAGGCAGACTTGGCAGAGTGCCGGAGGCATTCAGACAATCATCGTAGATCAAGAGACTACCATAAAGAACAGGCTGCAAAGCTCCGCAAGGAGGTAACTGACCTGATGGACACTAATGAGTTCTGGAACATCCAGCACACAAAGATTGATGAGGCTTACCAAGAGGCTCACAGGCATCATCAGGCATGGATGACCTATGCCTTCATTATTACCGCCTATGCCATTGGAATGACTGTACTTTTCGCCTGGTGCATTAGGCTATGAGAGACTTCACTAAGTTCACCTGCTTTGTCAGGGGAGTGCTGGAGACAGGCTATGTCATTAAGCACTCAGACACCATCAAGCTAAAGAGAGATGTCAAGATGCACTTTAACAGGTTGCTCAATGATGCCACTCAGTTTGAGAAGTTTCTGCACCAGGAATTAGGCGAGGAGATGGCACATGCTGAAGATACTATCAACTCTGCTGTTGTTGATTTAGTCTGGCAGATTTTTGACATGGGCGAGGAAGAGGTGCAGAAATTTTTTGATCACATCAATGCGTTTCAGGAAAAGTAGTTAAGTTTGCATTGGCGAAAGCCCCCGATTGAGACCCGGGTAAAATTCAAGAAAATGAAGATTTCAACAGCCCCATTCGGTCAGTACTTGGCAGCCTACTCTTGGGCTGGTCTCACCAAGGAACACCGGATGGGGTTTTTGTTTTTATGAAGAAGTCATTTTTAATCCATCTTGATAGCCTTGAGATTTTAGATGAGCTATCGGATGAGCAAATTGGAAAATTGCTAAAAGCATTTCGTTCATATCATTTAGGATTAGAGCCAAAACTTGACCAGATTTTAAGGATAGCTTTTAAGCCATTTCAATTACAATTTGATAGAGATTCTGAAAAATATAAAGAAACATCAGAGCGCAACTCATTGAATGGCAGTAAAGGAGGTAGACCTAAAAAGCAAAAAAACCCAGTCGCTTTTTCGGGTTTAAGTGAAAACCAATCAAAAGCCAAAAAAGCCGATAATGATAGTGATAGTGATAATGATAATGTAAGTGAAAATGACACTAATAAAAAGAGTAAGTCAAAGCAATTTATTGCTCCAAGCTATGAAGAGGTTAAAGCCTACTTTATCGAAAACAATGAAAGCCTAAATAACCTTGATAGATGCTTCCATCATTACGCTGATCATGGATGGACAAACAGTCATGGTAAAAAAGTTAAGGACTGGAAACGCACAATAAAAACAAACTGGTTTGGTAAAAACCAAAATAATGCAACCACATATGTTCCGCCGGCAACCAAGTCCCGTAATGTCCACGAATCATTTCAATTTAAGCCATGAACTTTACAAACGAAGAAATGGAGAGGCAAGTCCTTTCCGCAATGATGCTATCAGATGATGAGAGAGTCACAGCATTATCAATCCTGCCTAGCCTAGAAGTATTCCAGAATGAGCAGCACAGGAACATTGCCAGAGCCATCCAAGCCCAGCATGATGCTGGTGAGCAAGTAAGTCTTGAGACAGTTGTCTTGACTCTTAAAAAGTCATCACTACTGAAAGAAGCTGGAGGAGCTAAGAATGTTGCCTCAGTATTTGCCAGCCTTAAAAACCCTGGTCATGTTGAAATCCATTGCCGAATCCTGATTGAGCAATTCCTGAGAACTAAGTTCTATTATCTAGCTCATGAGATGGCGCAAAAAGCTAACTCTGAAACCGGAGACATATTTCAGACCATTTCGGACATCCAGAATAAAGCAGACAGTCTTTTGTCATCCAGCCTGACCAATGCTGATGATAGCTTCCTCAATCAGCTAAACATAAGCGCAAAGCAATGGTTCAATAAAGCATCCGGTACTATTGCAGGCTACTCAACAGGCATTGCCAGCCTTGATAGACTTTGCGGAGGATTGACCGATGGAGAGCTTACTGTTGTAGGTGCAAGACCAGGACAAGGTAAGACAGCCCTAGTGGTAAGCCTTATCAGAAATCTAGCCAAGCAAGGGATTGGATGCGGTCTATTTAGCCTTGAAATGACAAAGCATGAGTTAGTGCAGAGGCTGGCAAGTCAGGAGTCTCAAATCTTTGCCTATAAAATCAAGCAAGGCGATATGAACTCACTTGATAAAGACTCACTGCGAGAGTCAATTCAAAGGATGAAAGACTGGCCTATTAAGATTACAGATGAAGGTTACCTCAATATTCGCAAAATCAGAACCAAGGCAACCATGTGGAAAAATAAGTACGACATCAAAGTTATCTTCATTGACTACATAGGCTTGATTGATTCAGTCAATCCTAAAGAGACTAACCGAGTGAACATAGTAGGCGAAATAAGCAGAGGGCTTAAACTACTAGCCAAGGAGCTTCAGATTCCGGTGGTAGCCTTGAGCCAGCTAAGCAGAAGAGTTGATGAAAGACCGGATAAAATGCCAATGATGTCTGACCTTCGTGAGTCTGGAAGCATTGAGCAAGATGCTGATGTCATCTGGATGATGATGAGACCAGCACACTACTTTGAGCCAACATCAACCACCAAGGTAGGAAGTCTTGAATTGAGCAATGAAAACCTGTGCATCATTGACCAGGTTAAAATGCGTTCAGGATCAACCGGGATAATCCCTTTAAAATTTGATGCACCTTTGATGCGACTCAGAGACTATGATTAATTCAATCCACATCAGCCAAATCCCTGCCCAATGGGAGGGCAGAAGCACTTATTCCAATGATTTACTTTACATACTTAAAGAACCAATGATGACAAGTCAAGACTGCCGGGACTACCTTGGCAGAAAAATTACACAGCTAAAAAATAAGCTCGCTCAATCCGATGCTGCTCCTGGCTATAAGCGCAGATGGGCAAATCAGCTTGAAGTCTATGAGTCAATTCTGAAATACCTATCTTTGCATAAACTTTAACAAGATGCTCAAGAAAGGTTACTCAGCTAAGACAGTTAGCTCCAACATCAAGAAAGAGATGAAAGCAGGCAAGCCTCAGAAGCAGGCAGTAGCCATTGCGCTCTCTGTAGCTAAGAAGGCTAAGAAGGCAGCTAAGAAGAAATAATCAACCACAAAACAAGGGGAGCAATCCCGGTACTAAAATTATGGCAGCACCAAAAGGTAACCAATGCTGGATGCTTCGATTGAAGCACGGCTTAGATGGCAGATTCAAGACTCCAGAGGAAATATGGGAGAATTTTGTCCAGTATGTTCAGTGGGCAGAAGAAACTCCACTGATTGAAGTTGATTTCAGAGGCAAGGATGCAACTGAGGTTAATCTGCCAAAGAAAAGGTTGCTCACAAAAGAAGGCTTTGCACTTGCCTGTGGCTTTGCTTCATGGGCTACTATTGCTGTTTACAAGTCTAAGTCAAAAGATTTCGCTCAAGTCTTTACACGCATAGAGCAGGCCATCTACACAAGCAAGCTGGAAGGGGCTGCAAGTGGCTTATTTAATCACAACATCATTGCTCGTGACCTTGGCCTAATGAACCAAGAGCAGGTCAATATGCAAGTGGTGGAAGTCATTAAGCCAAGGCCAAACAAGAAAGGAGCAGAGCAGGAGGCTGATGCCGAAGGTTGATTTGTCAAGTCCTGACCTTTGGCAGGATAAATACCTAGAGGCAGTAACAGACCCAAAGACTTACAACATACTCTGGGGCGGAGCAGGAAGTGGCAAGAGCCAGACCATGATTCAGCTATTCCTGGCTGAGATATGCGACAACAAGACCAACCAATTTCAGACCTTCTTTGTCATTCGTAAGGTAGCTGCCACCATCAGGAACTCAGTCTTTGCTGACTTTCGCAACAAGATTAGCCAATGGGGATTAGACAAGCTCATCAAGGCCAAGACAGGTTACATGGAACTTCAATCCGGCACTAACAAGATTGTCTTTCTTGGCTGTGATGATCCTGAGAAACTAAAGTCACTTAGCCAGGCTAAGTACATCTGGATTGAGGAAGCCACTGAGCTGACTCTTGAGGACTTCACGCAGATAACTCTTCGACTCAGGGGCAAGTCTGAGCATCCAAAGCGATTCTTCCTGACATTTAATCCGGTCAGTGATAGCCATTGGATTAAGAAACGGTTCTTTGATGATGTGCCACAGAAGGAAGCCAACCAGATACTCCGGCTGCATGGCACTTACAAAGATGCCATTGACTTCTTGGATGATGAGTATGTCACTAGGATGGAGGCATTGAAGTCAGTGAGCCAGACTTACTATGAAGTCTATGCTCTTGGTCAGTGGGGAATCTGGGACAGAGAATCACTCTTTGCCACTTCATTCGAGTACAGCAGGCATGTGTATGACGGTTACATCAAAGCCTCTCCTGCTCACAATCTCTATCTTTCCTTTGACTTCAATGTGACTAATACCTGCGTAGTAAGTCAGTACATCAAGAACTCAGAGGATGGCATGTACTATGCCACCATCAACATTATCAAGGTCTATCGGGTTGGAGACCTTGCCAGCCTGTGTCAGACTATTAAGCAAGAGTTCCCAGGCATGACCTACATCATCAATGGTGATGCCTCCGGTGCTGCTCGCAATGCGTTCACAATGGACAACATCAGTGCTTATGCGCTCATCAAAAATTACCTGCAAGTATCAGACCTTCAGCTTCAGGTGGCTAAGTCAAACCCTAGCCACATAGCCAGCAGACTAGTCACAATCCTGGTACTCCAGAAGGCCAAGGTTCAGATTAGTGGCAAGAGATGCGAGGAGCTGGTAACAGACCTAAAGGAAGCCAAGGTTGATAGACAAGGCAGTCTTGATCCATGGAAGAACAAGAATACGGATAAGTCTCATGCTCTGGATGCTTTCAGGTATTTTATTTTCTCTAACTTTGCTGAAATTACAAGCAATTTCAATCTCGAAAAGTATGGCAATATGTTGCAGTGATTGTTTCAAGGTCTGTGAGCCTCTCAATGGCTGCCCATTCGCATTTTACATTGCTGTGCCACCGACTTACACTGAGGCAGACATAGTGGTTAAAATTACTAAGCCAGGAGTGAATGTCATTGTAGAGCAACTGCTGACCATTGACATTGATGGCTATGTTGAGCTTGACCTGACTGCCATGCCAGAGGGATTCATCAATAGCTATGGAGGACAGTATCACATCAGCTTCTTTGAGCAGGGCAATGTCAATCCGTACATATTCACTCCGACTGATGGAAAGCAATATGACAGCATCTGCATGACCTTTGCTAATACCATCAGCAACCAGACTGACAACATTCTAATCTTTAATATTTTCGCCTAGACCAATGAATTATGATATTGAATCAAGTTGTGGAGGTAAGCGCAGAGGCTGCTGCATCATTCCACTCAATTTCGAGCCTGATGACCTTGATGCTGATTGCACTGATTTGTGCAGCTTTCTCATTGTTTCTGGACTACCTTCTGGAGGATCACCCACTTGGGCAGTGGTATCTCTCCCAGCTTCAGAAGCTGCCGACTTTCTGGGCAAAGCCACTTGGTGAATGTCCTTACTGCTCTGGGGCATGGCAGTACCTGGTTATCTCATGCCTCATGTTTGACTATCCATTTTACTTATGTTCAATTTATTTAGGTCTAAACCACCTGTTTCTGCTCCTCCTGTCCCTGATGCAGAGACAAATCTTGTCCAAACTCCAGACGGAAAACCAAAGTACAGAGGAGTAGCTCCTGCTGAGCGATGGGATCAGATTGAATATGCCTTCACCTCCGGTGGAGTCAATTACTTCAAGTTTGTATCTGAAGTCAATGTGCCATTCCAGAGGGCAGTTGCTGCCCGGGACATCTTCACCGAAGAGCTGTGGCAGATTAACCCAGACTTCCTTAGAGGCTGGAACAATGGGCTGATTAACCTACTCATGGACAAGAAGAAGAAGGATGACAAGAAGCTCTATGAGATTGGTGTGATGGCCTCAAGGCTTAAGGAGCAGATGGAGATGTCTGTGAGCCTACTTAGGCAGCTGAAGCTGGCAACCGTTGTCTATTTCGATGAGCAAGAAAATCCACTTGACTATCAGTACCCATACAACAAGCAGAAGCTGGAGCATTGGATGAGGCACAATGATGTGGAGGGTTTTTTTTTGAATCTGCCGGAGTACGCCTATCTGCCCTCTTTGACCGAATACAGCATGAATTTCCCGAGCTATTTGCAGGCAGAAACTCTGCAAAGCCTAAACAACCTGAAACATATTATTGGACTGCAATTACTCGACAGCACAGACAGAGATTTGATGAGCAGTTTAGAGTCTCAGGTGGAGATCCTATCAGAGCTAAATTCTTGGTCGAAAGGCCAATCTATGAATACTATTTAATTGTCAGCAGCTATATTGCGACCATAAAGGCTAAAAAGGGTAAGGGTTAGATTTTTTTTGCTTTGTTTTTTCAGAATCGAGTAAAAGGCCATCCACATTGGGTGGCTTTTTTAATTGCTATCTTTGAGCCATAAAGACAAGCTCATGGCTACTATTTCAACGAATGACATTAAAATCAGGTATGTGGTTGAGACTTCCAATCTGGAAGCAGCAGCACAGGCCTTTGATAAGCTATCTGCTGAAGAAAAGCAGGCTCTGGCTGAGCTTAAAAAGTTCAATCAGGAAAGTCAGAATACCAATAAGTCAGTTGGAGAGCTTGGAAGCATAGCCGGGAAAGTTGGTGGTGTTTTAGGTGGCTTGTTTGCAGTAGGTCAGATTAAGCAGTTTGCTTCTGCTGTGCTTGAAACT